CATGCTGAGATTGTGCGACCGTGTAATCACGAGTCAAAACGACGCTCACGCCGACACCACAATTAAGTGTCTCAGTTTAGCTAGATGACCCCCTCCACCTCAGACATCCAAAAAGACATCATCACCCGAAAGTGAAAAGTCTCCATGAAGCTTCAGAAGAGAGGCCCAAACTCTTTGGTTTGTGTGGATTCTTTCATTGCGATTTTCTTCGCCAATGCGTTCCATCACAGCAGAAGGAACCAGATAAAAGGTACTCAGATCCAAAAAACTAGCATCTGACTCTGATATCTGCGTCCGCCTTCCGTGAGAGTTTAATCTCTGAACAGAAGGTTGCCAAATGGCACGTGTCCGAACGGGCTGTAAAGCAGGTACCTTACCAACTGAAAATTGTTTATGAACTTTGTCATGAAGACTAAGTCCAATAGCAACTTCCACTCGGTTTGGTCCACATACATGTCCAGTAGAAGTGATTGCATACTTTCGACTAATATCATCGAAATCATCACCCCCATAGATAATAAGTGGTTTTAACCCAACCCCACCCAACCGCTCAGGTACATACCACGGTACATGGGCTTCCCTCAAAGATTTCATATTATGACGAATAAATGATTCATGCACCTGCAGACGTAAGTCAACAGGACATAACTTCATTAATTCGTGGTGCCTAGCACCTAATGACTTCTTGAAAGGATTATCATCATCATTGGTTTTTCCCCTCCCAGTGACCACACCAGTCTTTCCACCAGATCTCGTAAGACCCATTAAAAGACCCATGTTAACATAAGGGATAAGAGCAAAATTGCCGTTCCAATGATAGAATGATGTGGAATTAATGTTTGCGTAGATCCAATGTGTGTAGACCTTACCCAGAGATGGAACAAGACCTGCTACAAGCGCAGACTCTTCCCAAATCTTAGAGAAGGACTCCGGGGCACGGACAAGACCGTCGTCACCATTTACGATGGCGGGAATCTTATCTATGCTTAAAGAACGAAGTCCCATAGATCTCTCATATGCGTGACGAATCACTGACATATTCACAATACACAATACAATAAAACTCACGATTGATCCCATGAGTTGACCCCAAACTTGTGGAGTCCCCTCTACCAGATGTCCTGTTAAGGCTTTGTGAAACAGGATCCTAAGATCATCCGGCATACCTACAGAATCACAAATTTCATCGACCGCTACACTAGACATAATAGGATTTAAAAGATCAGTCGCTGACTTGTAGTCCAGCGAATGAAATAAACCATCAGTCCCTTTAAAGACACTTTCAAGAAAGGTCTCAGTGACAGGTCCTCCAGTCAATTTAAAGCATCGATGCTTCTGTAATTGACGGAGTAGAAACTTCTGTACTGGCTTGAGGACAAAGTATGTCATCGCAGGTCCCTTTGAGATAACTCGGACCTTTAATGATTCTGGTAGAGCGACAAGCTCGACATCAGCACTTTCCCCCAACGCGAACGTACGTACACTTTCATAAATTTTCGTATAGCGCTGTTGAACTCTATCTCTAAAGTCCTTGCGTATCTTAGTGTAACGTAATTCATCTTCCTCCATCTCCTCATTGTCATTGTAATCCAAAACAGAGTCATAGAGTTGCCTGATGGAACTCTCTTCACCCTTCACATCATCATCCAAAAACCCAAAATCAAAAAGAGAACCTAATGTACCAAACCCACTGCGTGAGTTCGTATAGTTAGCTCTAATTGAAGGGGCATATGGTCGATGCAAGTCATCAAGTGTGATCTTCTTCTTGAAGACTTCACGACATGTTCGACGAATCTCCTCTTTAATTGTCCAAGAGTTATTCTGATCTCCCATTTCATGAGTGGTTGTTAGGATTTCCTTAGTATCCCGCTTTGCTTGTTCAAGAGCAACATCATCTGGCCTTGGCATTCCCTTCTTAGAATAGAGAATACCTACTGCAAAAGAGGTCGCACGTGAAGATCGCATCATAATATTAATGAACCGACCCAACGTACCTCCAGAAAGATGTCCCGGGTGATCAACATCAGAAAATGGTTTCTCTGGTAAGATCCCCAACAGGAAGTGAGACATAAAGGCAGCTAATTTGTACTTTAGAAATTTTATCCATCCGCATACCTCTGAGCATTTCTGCCAGTGGTTGAGGGTTTGTTTTCGATCAAAATTGGTCGGATCGAATCCAAAAAGCACAGCATAACTTACAATTACGTCGAGTGATAACCTAAGATTCTTCTTAATGTCAGCTGAACGAGCTGACAGAAGTTGAGCCTCTATCATCGGCCCCACAGAACTTTTGTCATTCACAATGATCCAGCCTTGCACTCCCTCTGATACCTGATTCAACATCTTATTTTTCTTCAATGAAGATTTCAAAGATTTGACAATTGGTACACAGAGTTTGTCTGACAGCATGGAAGCCATTGTGGGAACATCAACGTCTATGGATTTCGTTGGCGAATAACGGTCCGACTCCTTTGAACTAAGGAGTGGCTGTATCATCT